TTTTAATAGAAGACTATTGTGGGATTTAACTTCTAATGTTAAGATCATTGCACCAGTAAGAGATGTCTTGGAAGTTCTAGCATCATACGTTTCTATAATTAATGATTCAAAACTACTAACATTCGTTGATGAAAATCTTCGATTCTTAGGACAGGAAATTAATGATGATAATAGATGTCATTGGTTAATGAAAGAAGATGGTCTTATTGGTATGTCTCTAAAAACTTTAGAAGAGACCTATGTAGATAATGAGGTATTTTTAATAGAGTATGAAGAGCTGATTAATGATACTGATAGTGTTCTCTATAATTTGTATGAGTTCTTAGAGATCCCACATTTCCAACATACATATGAGGATATTGAGTATCAGTTTGAATCTAAAGATGGAATGTTAGGTCTACCAGATTTACATCATGTTAGACCGACTATAGAGAAGAGGATTAATCCTTGGACGGAGGTACTATCTAATGAAGTAATTCAGAAATATAAAGGAATGGAGTTTTGGAGATGAGGATAGATCAACCATTCAAATATATTGGTACTGCTGTTTGTCCTACATGTGATGTACAATGCTCTCCAGAAATTAATCCAGAACACTTTAAAGATAATACTATACGACAAGATTCATTCGAGCAACATAGGTGTACTGAAACTATCTTCCTTAGATTTAGAGAGACAATGGATTCTTGGGTAGACTTTAATATAATTGACTATCCTCTCTTTGAAAATTATTGCAATGCTGTATGGTATTATCTTGAGTTTTTAAGAGAGCACTATGAATTTTCTGATTATTGTGCTATAATTGCAAATTTAAAGCCTGGTGGATCTATCCCACCCCACATTGATTCTGGACCTTACTTCGATAAGTCTCATAGAATTCACATCCCAATAAAGACGAACTCACAAGTTCTATTCCAGATTGGGGATTTACCATCTTTCCATATGGAAGAAGGAAAAGCCTATGAAATTGATAACTGTGGCTCACAACATCAAGTTGTTAACTATAGTAATGAGGATAGGTATCATATAATTTTTGATTTATTTTGTTAAGGTTACTGATGAATAACATTAAAGACGTTGATTTAAGAGAAGACTTCATTGGTATTTTTGATACCAATATAAACTGCCAGCAGTTTATTGATCATTTTGAAAAATCACAAGCAACTGTTATCCGTAGAAAAGTTATGGATGATAAAAGTGACAGAGGTGCACGGGTATTTAAAGTTGATGATTCCATGCTGACTATTGAAAGTCACATGGTATCCTTCAATAGACCAGTAAGATTTTTGGAAGAGTATAATGCTTTAACCAAAACCTGTATGGATATCTATGTTAATAAATGGAGTAGTGTTGCTAACTTTGATTTACAACAAGCTTATATGAATATTCAAAAGACTTCACCAGGACAAGGATATCATGTATGGCATTGGGAGGATGGTCAGCATGGTACAAATAGAAGAATGTTTGCTACTATGCTATATTTGAATGATGTTGAAAACGGTGGTGAGACTGAGTTCTTACATCAAAGTCTTAGAGTTACACCACAAAAGGGTAGGTTTTTAATATGGCCTGCTCATTGGACACATGCTCATAGAGGCAACCCACCCCTAGAAACCGATAAATATATCGCTACTAGTTGGATAGAAAACCAAGATATATAGTATACAATTTATTATTTTAAACCATGGACGCTGAAACAATGGTGAAGGAATTCACTGATCAATTGAAAGACCAGAAAGCAACAATCGTTGAATTGGAAAAGCAACTTAGCACTCGTAAAGAGCAAGTGTTGAGATTGGAAGGTGCGGTTGAAGCATTAAACATGACACTTAAGAAAGAAGATGAAGAGGAAGTCACTGGGAAGTAGTGAAGAGAGACGTAAAGAGCACGTAGAATCTAGGCAGTTCACCGTTCCCTTTAATGGATCACCAGATACATGTCCGTACAAAGTTGGTGAACTCTATGAGGGTAGGGAGATTGTATCTATAGGGTTTACTGAGAATGTCTATGGACATTATTATCACCTTATTGTTGAGAGAGGACGTGCTCACTTAAGAATGAAGTTCCAATTTGATGAGAGTCATGATTTAAAATTCAGCAAACCAGTTGAAAGGATGACTGGCCCTGCACCAGATATAAGCAAGTATTTAGAGAAAGCAGAGATTAACCAGACTGCATAAGCAGTATAAATAATCCTGAAGACTAATTGGAATTAGAATGAAGAGGGTAGTCGTAAGGGTATCTGATAATTATAGTTTGGATTCCGCTGCTGCAGCAATTCTAAAATTATACGGTTATCTCACCTTCGTAAAATCTTATAGAAGTTTTGGGATAGTTTCTTTTGATTGTCCTGAGACATATCAAAGTGTTATTCTTGATCAACTCAGAGCTCTTAACGTAGTAAAGAGGGCAAGTTGGGATGAGGAAAAATATTCATGTGATCCAGTAGAGGAAGGAGCGACATTAAATGTAGGTAGTGATGGAGATATATCTTTAAACTCAAGTGGTGAAACAAATGTTTCTGCCAACACAAGAAATTTAACTGGTAGTGTAACTGGTACCATATATGTAAAGGTACAAAGCTTTAGCGGAAACAACTTATACGTATTCTCCAATAGTCCTGGGGGTACGTATTCTTTGTATACAAACCAAGCTGGATTTATACAAGGCGGTACTTATACATTTGATCAATCAGATAGTTCAAATACTGGACACCCTTTCAAGTTCTCTGAAACTCCTGATGGTCCTAATACTACAGGTGGAACAGAATATACAACTGGTGTAACTTTAAGTGGAACTCCAGGTACAAATGGAACAACAGAAATAGTCATTGGTTCTACTACACCATCTATTCTATATTTCTATTGTGGTGCTCATCCCAACATGGGTAGGTATTCCATTAATACCCCATCAAGATTTGGTACAATAAATGTTCATGACTATTGGCACTTAGACAGGCTTTCAAAACAAGATCGTCAATATTTGAATAGACAGTTTAGTTACAACCAGTCAGGTGATGGTGTTGACATCTATATTCTTGACACAGGTGTTCGTGGAGCAAGTAGACCAACTGGTAACAACGCTGCGTTACACCCAGAATTATATGACCCTGACTTTGTATCTGATCTAAACGGTACTTCAGAGCAACAGAACTACAGGGTATATGAGGTCACTGGATATACAAGTCCCTACAGTACTAACGAAGATGACAACGGACACGGTACTTACTGTGCAATTATGTCAGCTGGAAGGACAGCTGGTATAAGTAGGAACGCCAAGATCTATGCACTTAAGTGTTTTAATTCTAGTTTGTCAGGATCTTATACTGATATACTAGGTGCATATCAGGCAGTTATTGATCATAACGATAGCACTAATGGTAACTACAAAGGTAATACTAGACCAGCAATTATAAATTCATCCTTTGGTCCTACTATACCAACGCAAACATATCCATATGTTGAGTTGAATGATTCGGGTTCTGATTCTGGAACTGATGAAGAAATGCTAGATGATATTGAAGGTACTATAGCTAGTACTAAAAATATTATTGTAGTAAGATCTGCTGGTAATGGTTTTAAAAATGCAAGTGATCAGTTTGCTGGTCCAATTACAGGTAAATGTATTGCTGGTACAAGAACTGCTGGATATGATGATAACGCAGTTGGTGGTATTAATAATGTTGATGCTAATCAGAATAAGATATCTGTTGGTGCTACAGAATATAATGATAGATGGGCAGACTTCTCCAATTATGGTAATGGTGTAACTACAGTTGCTCCAGGTGCTAAGATTCTTACCCCTGCATATGATTGGACTGCTAACACACCATACACTAGTGTAGCTAATTACAACACTATTAATGGTACATCATTCTCTGGTCCTCTAGTAACTGGAATAGTTGCTGCATGGGCTGGTAGTAATGGATATACTTTACTTACAAATAATATTTGTGGACTTGCTAAAAGCTTTATCAGAACTGGTGGATCCACTGGAGATATAACAAAAGGTGCTGTTGATACATATCCTGTTAATAGTATTGAAGATAAGAGATTAATTGATAATCCTTTTGAAACTTCTAATGGATCTAATTTCCTTATTATAAGCTTTGACCCAGCTGATTCCGCACACTTCATTGGAAACGTTGGTAAGAAAATTCAATTAAGAACTTCTGGATCAACTGGTAGTTTGACAGTTGGTGGTCTTGATATTGCAGCATTATCTCAAAGTGGATGGTTAACCGTTCAAGCAGAGAGTGCTGTTAATAATACATTAACAGTCACAGCATTGACCAACGCTACTGCTAGTACAACTGGTGGTGGTACTGGAAACTATCTTGCACTTATTAAACCAGAAGCAAAAACTCATGAAAGTATTGATGGTGTTGTAGGGACATCAACAACTTTAAGATCTCAAACTGATGCACAGGAAGCTGCTGGTACTGGTACATATACTAATGTAATTTACTATCCATTGGATACAGGTGTTGATTTTAACTATGCTGCCTCTGGATCTACTATTACAACCAAGCGTGGTGCATTCTTCCCTTATGTTGATACTTCAGTAACATGGCAAACATCAGCTGGTGCATTAACTGGAAGTCCATTTACTAATGGTGCTAGTGTTAATATTGATTTGGGATTGAATGGTGTAACCTTTGCAAATGAACCAACCCTAGAAGCATATACTCTTAGTGGAGATAGTATTGGTGCATCTGGATTAGCAGTAGATTCTGCTACAGGTATTCTAAGTGGTACAGTAACTTCCGATTATATTGATACTACTTTTAACTTCACAGTAACTGAGAACACTACTCAGAATGCTCGTGCATACAGTTTCACAACTACAGGGACTGGTGTTGTTGTTACAGTTACTCAACAACCATCTGCTACTTCCGTTGAGGCAGGAGCTAATATAAATGCTACATTCGGACCAGTCGCAGGTATTAGTTCTGATGGTTCTACCATAACATATCAGTGGCAATTCTCTAGTAATGGTGGAGTTGGTTGGTCTGACTGTGCTAATGACAGCAATTATTCAAATGTAACTACAAATACTTTAACAGTTGATGATAATTTTACATTGAACAGTTATCAGTTCCGTTGTAAAATGGATACTAATACTGCAGTAACACCTTCATATACTAATGCAGTTACACTAACTGTATACCGTACAATTACTATTCAAACACAACCAACTGATCAGCAGCCAATGGCTCCTGCAGGAGCGACCTTCATTACTGGTGGTACTACTCTAGATTCTGCAAGTGTTTCATATCAGTGGGAAAAATCAGAGAATGGTGATGGTGTAACTTATAATAATATTGGTTCAGCAACAAGTTTAACATATACTACAGGATCTACATCATACGATACTGATTATGGAGATTACTATCGTTGTGTTCTCTCATGTCCTGGTGCAGTTAATGTAACAACTAATGCAGCTAGAAACCTTGTACAGAGAACTATAAACATTACATCACAACCAACTAATACAACTGGTGCAGTTGGTGGAACGGAAAGTTTCGGTGTTGCTGCTACTACATCTGATAATGATGCAGGAGATATAACATTCCAGTGGCAGGTATCTATTACTGATGGTGCTTCATGGTCAAATGTATCTGAGGGAACTGGTGGTACATCAGCTACTTACACTACACCAACATTAACTACAACATATGATGCATATCAGTATCGTTGTTTACTTTCTTGTATTGGTGCAACAACTGTACCTTCAAACGCTGCTACTTTACAAGTAGAGACAGTAACCGTTGTTGTTTCAACTCAACCAACAGATCAAACAGTTAATGAAACTCAAACAGCAACATTTACATGTTTGGGTGATGTTACTATGCAACCTGTTGGTGGTAATGCTGCATCTTCATCATTTGATACAGAACAATTTGATACACCAGCTGGCGGTGGTGGTGGAGGATTAGAAGGACAGTCTCACCACGAACCTTCAGTATCATACCAATGGGAAAGATCAGATGATGGTGGAAGTAATTTCTCACAAGTTGCTGGTGCAACCAGTGCAAGTTATACAACCTCAGCAACTACATATGCTGCTGATAACGCTGATCAATATCGTTGTGTAATCAGTGCAGTAGGTGCTGCTGTTCCAGCAACTACAAATGCAGTATCATTAACTGTTCTAAGAACATATTCAATTACTGCACAACCATCTAACCAGACCGCAAATGAAGGTGGAACAGGATCATTTGCAATTACTACATCAACATCTAGTGGAGCTCCAACATATCAATGGGAAAGATCAGATGATGGTGGTTCCAATTACTCTACTGTAGCTGGAGCAACTTCTTCATCATACACAACTCCAACTCTTGTATATGCAAATGATAATGCTGATCGTTATCGTTGTGTAGCATCTCTTGTTGGATCTGCTGGTGACTTAACTTCTGAGTTTGGTTTACTTACGGTTTTACGTGTCATTACTATTCAGACACAACCTCAACCACAGGCTGTTATTGAAGGAAGTACTGCAACCTTTACTATTGTTGCACAAATTACCAGTGATACAATTACATACCAATGGCAGAAATCAGTTGATGGAGGTAGTAGCTTCACTAATATTAATGGAGCAAGTTCTGCATCATACACTACACCTGCTACTACATATCCAACCTCACCTAGTGAACAATTCCGTTGTGTTCTTAGTAACCCAGCTGCAACTTCAGTAACATCAAGTGCAGTATCTCTTACTGTTAATGAATCTGAGTTTGTATCTGGTCCTGCATCAGTTACCCCATTCATTGATACAGACACTACTAAGACATTATCAAGAAGACCAGTTATTAGTACTGCAGCATTTGTTTCTGAGTATGCAGGGTCAACTCACTTCTCTACTTTCTGGAGAATAAGAAGAGTTGCAGATAACGTAACTGTATATGATACACTTAATAGTTTTGCTAATGGTGATACTGGTAACTTAACTTCCCTTACTGTACCAGCTGCAACATTGGACTTTGATACTGCATATTCAGTACAAGTTAAGTTCAGAGATAATGCTGGACTTGAAAGTGCATACTCTGCTTCTGTTAATTTCACCACACCATTTGTTGATCAACCAGATATTCAAACAATAACACCTGCATTTAACCCAACAATAAATGTAAATGCTATTGCAATGAAAGCTGGATATCAACATTCATCTAGTGATTGGCAGTTCTCACCTGCAGCAACCTTTGCTACTATTGTTCACCAATCACTTGGTAACTCAACAAACTTGACATCATACACCCTCCCAGGTGCTGTTAACCTTAGTGCTAACACTACATATTATGTAAGAATTAGATTCAACGTTAATCCTACCTAACATGGCTTCTCCATCAACAAGGCAGGGACTAATCGATTATGCATTACGTCAGAACGGTGCTCCTGTATTAGAAATCAATATTGAAGATGATCAGATATCAGATCTGGTAGACGATGCTGTTCAGTTTTATAATGAACGTCACATGGACGGTTATATCAGAACTCACCTTAAGGTGAAGTTCACCCAAGCCATGATTGATGACATGACTACTGATGCAACTACAGCAGTATCTGCTGCAACTTCATCAGCAATAGCAGTCAATTGGGAAGAGCAAAATAATTATATTAAAGTTCCTGAGCATGTCACTAGTGTTATAAAAATATTTGATTTTGTATCTAAGAATGTCACTAACATGTTTGATGTTAGGTATCAGTGGAGATTGAATGACCTATGGGATCTAACTAATACAGAAATTCTTACTTACGAAATGGTTAACCGTAGGTTGGAAGACATATACTTCTTACTGGAAGGACAGAAGCAAACTAGATTCCAGATGAGAGGAGATAGACTTTATTTGGATCTTGA